AGGATGGGATGGAAATTCCTCCATCAACGGAAACTACAACATTGATTGGGTGGATGCCAGTACGATTAGGGTGACCGTTAGCGGTCTAACCACCATCAACGTATACGGCACCGTACAGGGTCCGACACTGGATGACTTGGCTTCAAGCAGCATACAATATTCCATCGAGTACAGTGACCCCAACAATGATAGCGAATCCTATCTACTGTGCATAGGTAGCACCGGGGCTGCGGCTGTTAAGGCATCTGATGGTTCTTCTACATCTATAACGTATCCACTAGGAGAAACTGCTTTCAATGCTACAGCCATCCAGGCATTTAATAAGGTGTACATATTCCGGGATGGAGATGTAGCAATGGAATGGGACGGAGACCTCACAGGATCCCCCACATTCACTTTGGTTGATAGTGGTGAATACCAACAGCCCACCCAAATAGTTTGTGCATCTGGCGAATTTGCCATCATAGAAAATCGAGGTGTTGTCCATCAGTCTGATGGCGTAGCCGTGGGCGATGTCATATCCGTAATAGGTCCAAAAACCATAGATACTGACCAGACATCTGGACTAAAAATAGATGCCTCATTTAATGTGGCCGAGGTCTTTACAGGGGGTGCCGCAACATCTATATCCGCCGCTTCAGCGACTGCTATATCTGGAGGTGAGTTTGATGGGCTGTATAAAGTGGTTGTTACGGCTGCTGGTCACGGTTTGAGCGTAGGCTATCCCATAGATATTGCGGGATTCGGAGATGCCAAGATAGATGGATCCCGATTTATTGCAGAAGTTAGTGCAGCAGACGTTACGTTTTACGTCCCACAAAACCCAAGCACATCTTTGAGTGGAGACGAAACTTTGTCACTAGCTCATGGGTTTGAATTTTACATTGAGGCTAGTCAGACAGATGAACATGTCACCGATGGTGCGAGTCTGGCCTCCACACCCGTGTTTACTCGGGTGGTTTCTAGTGGGTTGGGATATTCCCATATGCCAGCTCCCCCATTTGCCACCTATCACCAACGCAGATTGGTCATGCCATACAGGTATGATATTGACGGAACCAATGCGTCTCCGACTATCACTGATCGTGCCGTAAGGGACGAGGCCATCTTCTCTCAGATACTGGATGGAGATACATACGATAGGATATATGGACAGTTTCGGTTTAATGCAGGAACATCAGATTTCCTAGTAGGCTTCCATTCCTTTTCTGAAGACAAACTGGTAGTATTCAATCGTCACAGTATTCACTTAGTAAGCAATAGCTTGGTGTTAAAGGATTCTGTCAGCACCCTAATCACAAACGAGGTGGGATGCATTGCTCGCAGAAGCATCGTCCAAGTGGGAAACAATTTGATATTCTTGTCCGACAATGGAATATATGGTGTAGACTTCCAAGACCTGTATAATCTTCGTGGACGCGACCTTCCAATATCATCCACTATTGAAGCTACCATACAGGGAATCAATCAAGAACATGCCGATAAGGCTGTGGGCGTCTATTTCAACAATAGATATTATCTAGCTGCTCCATTTGGATCCTCGACCTCCAATAACAAGGTGGTCATATACAATTTTGTAAATAAAAACTGGGAGTCTATAGACAGTGTATCAAACCCTCAATGGGAATACAACCATCTCATCGTCGCAGGCAAGGGTTCCAATCGTGGAGTGTATGCGGTAAATACCAATGGAGGTGTTCATAAGCTAGATGCATCTACCGGGTCAGAGGATGAATATGTCCCAGCAGTGGGACAGCCCACAGTGAAGGCTACGGTGGGAGCCACCGCTCGTACTAGAATGTACACCCTATCTAGCATAGATAGAAAAAAGTGGAACAATTTCGAACTCCATATAGAATCAAGCCCAGAGCTTGGTAGTGATGCCATCGTAAATGGGATAGTCGAGAATATAGATGGCACCCTAAGTCTTGGAACTCTCCAATCTCTTAATGGAGGAAACACCTTGGCCGCTGGTGAGGATTATTCTTTGAGGAGCCGAATTGGAAACAGAAGAGCTTACGGATTACAGATGGAATTGGTCACCACTGCTGGCAGGCCAAAACTTAGAGCAGTGAAGGTGGCTGGAGCTACAACATTTAGAAACTTAGAAGAGGCAACATAATGGGAACAATACTTGTAAATACAACTAGTGCATTTTCAGATGGAGATCAAATCACATCTGATTCACTAAACAACCTAATCGATAACGCCATCCTTAACACGACAGCGGTAAGTTCTGGTACTGGGCTGTCGGTCAACGGCACTACAGGCGTCCTTAGCATGGATAGTAGCTTAACCGGAAAGGTGCTGACTGGTGGGTCATTGAACAATGCACCGATTGGTGCCTCCACCCCTAGCACTGGAGCGTTTACTACACTGTCCTCATCTAGTGGTTACACTGGCGATGTTACTGGCGATGTAACGGGAAATCTTTCTGGTAACGTAACAGGAGGAACTGGATCGTTTACTACCCTTTCAGCATCTGGAGATATTTCGGTAGATGGGTCAGTTAAGCAATCTGGAAATACTGGAAACCTCACTCTTAAAGGTGGAGATACTGATGGTGCAAATATTGAATTATACGGATCAAATCATGCTACTGAGAGTATCCGTAACAATGCTTATTATGATGCAGGTGTTCATGTATTTCGGCCAGTTGATGGTTCGTCTTCAAGTGTTGTCATTACCTCAGACGGTGAAGTAGGTATTGGCCCTACGTCGCCATCAAATACTCTTCATGTTGAAAACACTACTTCGTCTGGGGCGTACATCAATTACGATGGGCAGTCTAATACTGAGTTTGGATTAAGAATTGAGTCTAATGCCGCTGGTGGCGATTTTGAGTCAGATTTTGCTAATGGCAGCACAGCCCTGTTGGACCTATATGCCAACTCTACTTCTGTCTCAGGTGGAGATCTTTTAGTTGCTCGCACTCAATCCGCGACACCAGTATTACTGGTCAAGGGCAGCGGCAATGTAGGTATTGGGACTACGTTGCCAAGTCATACTCTTGATGTGTCAGGTGAGTTCCGTGTTAATGGTGGCGGTACAGGAAGCATTGTAGTCAACGACGAGGACAGCTCGCTTTGTCCCACGATGACTTTTTTACGCAATGGAGGCGGAACTACAACTAACGACTTTATTAAGTTTGAAAATAGTGGTGGTGAAGTTGCGGCAATCAACGCCACTGGTGGAGGTTATTTTGCAGGCGACGTAGGCATAGGCATTTCGTCTCCTGCAAATTCTCTTCATGTCGTAGGGGATGACCAAGAAACATCTTCAATCAATACAGCTCTAGCGACGAGCTTGGAGGTTTCTGGAAATGGAACTAGTTCATCCAGTGGTGGTACTATACTGTTTTCCGCAGCCAGTGGACTTTGGAAGTTTGCTGCAATTAAATCTTTAGTAACATCTGGATCTAATAACAGTATTGGCAATTTGGCGTTTTGCACTAGACCAGACTCAACCGACTCCACCCTGACTGAGGCGATGCGCATCCAGTACGACGGCAACGTCGGCATTGGTGATTCCACGCCCTCTTACAAGCTCGATGTAAATGGTACTGGTAGATTTGTTGGTGACCTAACACTAGATGACGAGTTGATACATAATCTGACGGGATCAGGATCACTGCCGGGGTATGATGCCGATGGAACTGGTGGCACGTTTGGGGCGGTACTTGAAGACGGTGGAGCTAACGGTTCTACGTTGTACATGGCTCGCAAAAACAGTTGGGCGTTATATCTTGCAACAGATACCAATCTTAATCCTCAAAGCGATACGGGCAAAAAGAAGGTTGTTCAGTTTGCTGATTTATACAATCAAACTAGCACTCAAGGCAATGTTGTTGGAAACATCGCTATAAATACTTCATCTACTGCGTTTAACACTTCTTCTGATTATAGATTAAAAGAAAACGAAGTAGATATTACAGATGGTATTGATCGCCTAAAAGAACTTAAGCCTTATAGATTTAATTTTATACGGAACCCAAGCGAGGTAGTAGATGGGTTCTTTGCCCATGAAGTGAGTCCAGTAGTTCCAGAGTCTATTACTGGTTCCAAAGATGCTGTAGACGAAGATGGAAATCCAGACTACCAAGGCATCGACCAATCTAAACTAGTACCGCTTCTGACCGCAGCACTGCAAGAGGCTGTAGCCAAGATCGAGGCTTTGGAAGCTAGAGTGCAAACCTTAGAAGGATAAAGATAATGCCACGACGATTTGCAGGCGATCCGGAAGATCCCACCATGGAAGATTTGGATGAGGAGTTCGAGCGTTTCTATCAATACAATATGACTCCAGATATGGAAAGGTATCTGGATTCGTTTGGATTAGATGCAAGAACGTATTTTGATGAGTATTATGGTTCCGGTAAAGATTTGCCTAGTTCGGATTTTCTTTCCACGGACCAAGTGGAAACACCTGATTCTATTTATGATTACTTAAATGAACCAGACGATTCAGGGATAGACTATTCTCAACTAGAAGAAGACATTAGCACTGGTACAGACGATAGCCTTTTAATCGGAGATGTAGGTGCCACTGGGTACTCCGTAACTGACGACACACCCGACTATGCAAGCGGACGAACAATTGATCAATCGGCACAAGATGCGGAGGACGATCTTGTAAATACAACACCCGGTGGAAACTCTAGAACTTACCCCAGAGGTCCAAGAACCACTGTTCCAGGATTACCAAATACCTCCATAGGGCTAGGACCAATTTTCACAGGGGGTGCAGCATTAGCAATTAGCAACAACGATGACGACGAAACTACAG